GCTCGTAAGCATACTGTCCTTGTCGTTCTTTCTCTCGTATTCGCTCTTGTATTTCTTCATCTATGTAATTTGCTTCTATCATATAAAGGTCGTAATTTTCAGCCTTTATGCCTTTCATACTGTTGGTGTCGGTTGCATATATCAGTCTCTCGTTGTTCATAAATATTCTGTATCCGAAGTTTGGTACATCGTGATACAGCTTTATAGGTGATATTTGAAACAATCCATAATTGTATGTCTTGCCCGCCTCTACAACGTCTATATTGCTTTTATCGACACCACATTCAACCAAATCATTTAACAGATGAACTCCCGCCGCAAACCGTAATGTTGGGCGGTTATTCGCCAACGCTTTAATTGTTCGCCTGTTAAAATGATCCGAATGGATATGTGTTAATAACACAATTTTTATATTCTTGTATACGTCCTTTAACGCTCTAAACGAAACGCCGCAATCTATGAGTATAACATCATTAATAACTACGGCGTTCCCCTTACTGCCTGTGCTGATGATGTTATATTCCATATCAATCAAAATCATCAAGCGACATAGGCTCGTCTGCTTCTTCTGTAGGAACATTTGACTGTTGTTCCCCGAAATCATCAGGTTCTTGCTGTTCAACTTCCGTATACGTCGTATCGATTGTATCTATGTATTCTGTTTCGCCGTCCTCGTTGATTACTGCCATATCCTTTGAATAAACGTCTTGCATTTCAATGGACATAATGCCCCATTTGGAGATTAGCTGACGTAACATAGTTTTATATGCCATACCGTCAAAATCTTTTTCCCAAAATGTATAACCTTTTCTTGCTTTGTAACCTTGTGAATACTTCAATGCGTGTTGCTCCATTTTTGACTTAGACCAATAAATTGCTTTTTTAAAACCGTTCTGATACTCGAACATTGCATAATAGCCGATTGTTTCGGCTTGCTCTCTTTGTTCTTCGTCGTCAATTAACTGTACTTCTATTTCTTCTTCCAAAGGGTCAAACTTAACGAGTTCGCCTTTTTTGATAGCAAGTACATTTAGCTTTTTATAATATCCACTGCGTATCGCAAGCTGAATATATCCCTTATATCCAAGCTGAAATTGTGCCTTTTTACAATGATTTTTGTTATCATTAAATGGCACAAGGTAATATTGTCCAAGCTGTGGTGACGGAGATAAGTTAAGACTTTCACCGAGCAATGCCGCCGACACTATCGTTCCTGCTTCGCACTCTTGTAGTGCAGGATTGGCAGACACCGCCGAAATGATAGATGATGTAAAACGTCTTGCTCGGTTTGGATCTTGCAATGTGTTATTTATAGCCCTCTGGAATTTATCCGTTGTAATCGCCGTCCTAAATGACGGTTTTTGTTTTGCAATTTGATTATTCATAACGAATACCTTCTTTCTTCATAAATTCTTTTAATTGCTTTAACTGTTGTCGCGTGCCGTATGCCTTAAACTGTACCGCAAATATTTTTTCTTCTTGTGGCTTAATCTCTGTTTCTACCGGCTTGATCACTTCCGGTGGTGTGAGCGGTTTTTCTATTTGCTCATCAACCTTTTGTGAGGCAACTTCTTTTTGTATCTCTGCTCTTTTTCTTTCAATCTCTCTTTCTTTTTCCTCTTGTATAGCCTGCATACGAGCCTTGACGACTTGAACTGCTTCCGATACGTTGAGGCTTTTCTTGTACTCGACAAGTATAGCTTCTTTGTCCTCTTGCGTTTCAATCATTTTTAAATCACAAGATACTCTGTCAATGGCATCTTTTACAGCGTTTTTTAATGATTTCATACTTGCCGACATTGTTATGTTAATACCGAGCTTGTCAAATGTAAGAAAATCAATATTTTTTGAGGCTACATACTCGTTAAAATATTCAACAACCTCTTGTTTCTTGATGTCCTTTATACCGTTTTCCACACTGTTTATTTTTGTTTTCAACTGTGCGTCTGTATCTTTGTAAACACTCATACAACTTTTGAACTTGTTCTGTACCGCTTGTATCGGTGCTATTGCTGTTTCCATAGCCTCTTTATAACGTTTTTCAAGTTCCGTGCGTTCTTTTGTTAATGCACTTCTCATTGACTTTATTTGCTTGTAATTATCCTCCGTACACTCATATTGCAAGGCACTTTGTGTACGTTCCTGAATAATCTCTTGAAGTTTGTCCAACTGCTCCGATATAACCGGTAGTTGGTTCACTGTAATAATTCCAAACTCACCCTCTGCATTTTCTAATATCTTAATATCTTCACTCATATATCTACCTCTCCTGTCCTCGCGAATTCCTCTATACAGTTTTCGCAGACAACTATATCTGCGATTTCGTAGTATTTGTCGCCTACAAATATAGGCTCATTGCACTCGTCACAAGTACAGGCAACTACTTCTTCGCCACAACTGTCCTCGCTGTAGTTGCCTGTTATCTCTTTATCAACATCAATGTATCCGAACATTTGACATTTTCCTTTCTATGTGTTAAAATATCGATGTGTTATAATATATGCCGTTGAACGGTATTGCGGGGGAAATTAAATTCCCCCGCTTTTTTATTATTCAATTATATGTACATTCGGTACATCTTCAAGCAATTCTCTTAGCTTGTCCGCAACGTTCTTTACTGCCTCACGCTCCCAAGCTCCACCGTCTGCCTCAAACAGTGCCGCTCTTCCGTCTTTAAGTCTGATTAAGAAATCGCTTTCCGGTTGTTCAACCTCTAAAAATGTTCTGTATGGTTTCAACGTAACAATCGGCTTAATTCTTTGTTCGCCTATCAACTGAATACCACTCTTGACAGTTGCCGACTACGTGATACCGTCGTCTTTTGTCTGTACACTCTGTTGGTCTGTTATGTTGCCAAGCAACTGCACAAGATAATCTCTGTCCTCTGTCGGTGCAAAACGTGATTTTAGGCAGATAATCATATTTTCAATGCTTATATACTCGTTAAAATCGAAATCGATAAATTTTGCTTCGGCAGTAAAAGGTCTTTCACGTTGCATATCATCTCTGATTGCACCGAACACGTGTACTCGTTCTGCTGATGTTGCTCTGACGAACAGCGGAAGATTATACTCGCTCATCTCTTGTTTTATCATCTCTGCCAAACCGCTTAGACTTGAAAGGACTATTGTATCAGCAAGTTTGTTTTCAACCCTATATAAGTGCTTGTCCGCAAAAGCACCTTGCTGTGTTACAATCACCTTTGGTCCTGTCATATCCTCGATTTTTTCAATAAACTCTCTATCAATCATTATCTTTATCCTCCTTTAAATTACATTGCTTTCTTAATCGCTATAATCTTCGGTTCGTCTTGCTCCGAGCCGTCTAATGCCATTTGTCCCGGTACTTGTGGCAACATTTCGACTAACGCTTTGCCCTCGTCTGATTCCGTCAAATACAACGCACTTTCAATGTTGTTCGTTGGTGTCAATGTTGACTTAACCTGTGTTGACATTTTGATGTTCTGTCTTTCGCTGTCCGGCTTTAGTGATAACGTCAATGTTATCTTTCTTACTGCGTCCGCTTTGGTGTTTAGGTCGGCGATATTATCAACGACCTTGCTTAGCTCATAATCCAATCTTTCACCGATTGCGCCACGAGCGACCTCTAATAAATTTGCATTACCCACTTTTTATCATTCCTTTCTTGATTTTTTATTTTTTTGTGGTATAATATATGTAAAACATAGATTAATCTATGTAATTACCTTTGACCGTTATTGAGTTGCCGCTATGACGGTCTTTTCTTTTGCAACGATATTGATGTACGGCTCGCCACCGTTACGATTATAACGTACTTCAAAATCAGCACTGCCATTAATCAATATTTTAGTTCTGTCGGGAAATGCATTTAATATTGAAACAAGCTCGTCATTTCTGTAACTCTCTACTTCGTTATTCATTCTCTTTCACCTCCAACTTCTTCTTGATGTCTTTCAACATCTTTAATTGTAATCTGTATTTCTTATCGACTGTTTTGTCAGTCGGAATACACAACGACATAATTTCTTTAAACGGCTTACCCTCATACACGCTTATACATATAACCGGTGCAAACTTATTGTCACCTACCATTGTGTATATCACGACAGGCGCGTCGTCACGTTTTGCCGCCAACAAATTAATCTGCATACATAAATTATGTAGCATGCTTATCTGAACTGTTGTCATTTGTTATCCTCCTATATTCATCATCACGATTATTTCAAATGCTATCAGTAACATTGAAAACATTGTTACCGCAATGATATATTCTGTATTTTTCATTTGCCATTCACCAACGCAATCACTTGGTCTATCTGTCTGTTGGTCTTTTCGTCAAACTTGTGACTGCGTGTTTGTGGTTGTTCTTCTGCGGCATATATACCGCCTTTCATATCTGCCATTGCCTTACCGGTATCAACCCACGCTCTTCGACCTTTTTCATTCAGGCTGTTCCATATCCTCATTATCAAATTCATTTCTTATCTTCCTCTCTCATTAACTTCCAACCGCCGAATAGTCCGATACCGAAACTAAACAAAGCTACACCTATAATGTACATATGTTTTACCTCTCTTTCACTGCCAATATTTATGAGTCCCTGTTTTAGGGAGCCGTTTTCCTCACAGGCACAAGCGAGTTACTCTAAAAAATACTTAAGTATGATACTATATACAGTAAAATGGAGGTCACAAAAAGAGTAACTCGTTTCTGCCTGCAAGGTATTTAATTTTTATGACATCTCTCTTGCTAACTTAGCGACAGAGATATATCCTTTATTAAAACCAAATAGCTCTAATACTGTTTTTCTATTCAATCCGCAGAACGTCGCGACGTTTTTGACATTCAGCATTTCTTTATTAGGATAAACCTCTTTAATTCTTTCAAGATTATCTCTGTATGACGGTTTTTCAAGTGCCATTTCGTTCACCTCCGCTCCTGCAAGAAACTCTTTACCAACATTGCAATCGACACTGGAAACGCTATAGCAGCGAGAGTGCCGCAAGCAATCGCTATCATTACTATCATTTTTCTGCTCCTTTACTAATTATATTTAGGTGTTAATCTTACTCTGTAACCTTTGATGGTATCTACGGAATTAGATTGTATAACTGCAATAGTTACAGGGTTTTCTTCATCTGTTTCTACTACTATTTTTGTATATTGACCTAACGTTTCTTTATCAACCATTTTTCTGCTCCTTATTTAGTTTTTACGTTCTGTTCTTGTTTTGCTATCCAATCTACACTTACATTAAATAGCTCTGCCAATTTTGACGCATAAGCTAAGTCAAGGCTTTTTTGACGTTCACCGTTTTCTATATAAGTATAATAATTTTGACTTATACCTAAGAAGTCTGCGACGGCTTGCTTTGTCATTTTCTTTTTAAGCCTTAATTTTTTTAAATATTCTCTCACGTTCTCACCCCTTATTCTCACGTTATGTGAGTATTATATAACACAGTGTGAGAATTGTCAATACTTTTCTTAACATTTTGTGAGAATTATTTTGTTTTTATATTTTTTTATTGCATAATCTCACTAATAGTGATATTATAAATTTAACGGAGGTGACTATGATGTTTGCAGAAAAATTAAAAACATTAAGAAAGCAAAAAGGATTGACACAAACGAAATTTGCAAAAGATTTTAATATTGCTACCGGAACTATCGGAATGTGGGAAACAGGCAAACGTCAGCCTGATTATAATACTTTAGTAAAAATCGCAAAATATTTTGACGTATCTATAAATTATCTTTTAGAAGAACAAGCAGAACCTGAAGAATTGCAAATTGCTCGTTCAAGAACAAGAGAATTACACGAAACTAATAGTGTCCCTACTATTCAAACTATTGAAGAAAAAACTGGTACATCTTACACCACCTTTAGACAGTGGTATGAAGGTACAGGAGATTACTTTAACGACAAACTTTATCTCATTGCAGATTTGTATAATGTTTCAATAGATTACTTATTAGGACGTCAAGAACAGCTCCCTGAATTAAACAATAAAGACCAAAAAGAAATACAAAAAATATTAGATGAAACAAAAGAACAACTACTATCACAGGACGGCTTGATGTTCGACGGTGTACCTGCAACAGAAGAAGATGTACAAAAGATAATAATGGCTATGCAAATGGGTATGGAAATGATAAAGAAAGAAAACAAAGCCAAGTTTACACCGAAGAAATATCGTAAAAATAATTGAGGTATTGCCTATGAATAGGATTGTAAATAAAATTGTATCTAAGTATCATTCTCGCAATCCAATAGATATAGCGCAAGGAATGAATATAAAAGTCGCTTATGCTGATTTAGGCGAAAATGTACACGGTTTTTACCAATATTATAAACGCGGAATGGTAATATATATTAACGATAGCCTTGATGAACATATGCAACTTCAAGTGTTACGACACGAAATAGGACACGCCGTGTTACATAGAAAAACTAATCGTATATTTATGGAGCGTTCAACTTTTCAAGTTCCCGATAAATATGAGAATGAGGCTGACTTGTTTGCAACTTTCCTTGCTATTTCTGATGATGATGTGTGCGAATATATAAGCAACGAATATACAGTACAACAAATATCAAATATGACAGGCTGTAAAGAAAAATTTATTGAGCAGAGGATTAGAGATTATTGTGAGGGGTAATTATATGAAAAAATTAAAAATAACTTTTGAAGAAAACAATAAACCAAAAATCAAATATAAAAACTATCCTCGTATAGATGTTAATAAAATGTATTCAAATAGTGAAGATACTATCGAACAAATGCAGGTCGAACACATCAAAAAGATAAAAAAGAAAGTTCTATTACGCTATCTATTGCCTACGGTCATTGTTTCTGTTTTACTTATTTGCGGTTGTGCTACTTTATCTTTGTACTTGAATTATCGTGTTGCAGAAATATCCACAAATAGAGAAGCGATTGCAAAAAGAGCCGATGATTTAGCAAAAGAAGTCCGCACGTTAAAAGAAGGCAAAAAAACAGATTTGGAAGATAGACTTCAAAATCTAATTGACACAACAAAAGATAAAGAAAATTACGAAAATAATAATCAGCAAAATAATGACTTTAATAATACAAGGCTTTGTAGCGTTCCTGACTGCAATTACAGAGCTAACAAAGGTAGCTACTATTGTTCTATACACGAATGTTCACAATCCGGTTGTCACAATCAAAGAGCAAATGATTTATCTTCATATTGTGTTGATCATAAATGCATTGTCTCTGATTGCAATAATGGGCGTAGCTTAAATAGTTTTTACTGTCTAATGCATTCAAACTGATTTCAACCGATTTTGTTGACATCAGCAAAATCGGTTAAAATAAAAAAATCTCCGACTGCTACCAACAGTCGGAGAATAAGATATAGAGTGTATTGCATATGATACACATATTCGCAAAATTATTGTATCATATACACTCTGTTTTTGCAATACCTAATTTTAAAAGGAGTGTATTAAAATGAAAAAGAGAAAAGACGGAAGATACTTAAAAGTCGTCACAATCAACGGTAAGAGATTATATTTTTACAGTAGCAAAACTACGGAGCAACAAGCTGAACGTGATATTAATCGTCAAATTCTTGCTTACACCCAACAAGAAGAAAAAGGTAAACTGTTTAGCGAAGTTGCAGAAGAATGGGAAGAAGAACATTTTCCTAAGATAGAGTATAATACCGCAAAAAGATATAAAATTTTACTTAGTCACGCAATAGAAGAATTTGATGATAGATATATCAAAGAAATACAGCCTATCGATATTGAGCAATATTTAGACTATTACGTAACAAGAGATTATGCAACAAAAACCATAAAGGACCAATTATCCATAGTCCGATTAGTTTTTAAATACGCCTATATAAAAGGCTATGTTGAAAATGACCCTACAAGATATATTAGTCCTCCAAAAGGCAAGTCAGCCATCAAACGACAACCTCTTACAGAAGAAGAAACCGAAGCAGTGAAAAATAGTCTAAATTGTTCTTTTGGTTTGTTCCCATATTTTTTGTTATACACCGGATTAAGAAAGGGCGAAGCTCTTGCTTTACAGTTTAAAGATATTGATTTCGATAATAAAGAAATTAATGTTTATAAATCTGTATATCATAAAAGCAACGTCCCTCATATTAAAGGCACTAAAACAGAAAACGGCACTCGCAAAGTGGTTTTGCTCGATGTATTAGCAGATAAACTTCCTAAAGGAAAAGATGAAAATTTTATATTTTCGATTGACGGTACAAAGCCGCTCGGTTATTCAGCTTTTCAACGCCGTTGGGATAAATATAAAAAAGAAACAGGACTTGATATAACAGCTCATCAGTTGCGTCATACTTACGCAACAATACTTTTTGAAGCAGGGATAGACGTAAAAGATGCTCAACATTTATTAGGGCATAGCGACATTTCGGTTACAAGAAATATTTATACACATATTCGTACAAATCACTTTAAAGAAACCGTGGAAAAATTAAATACATTTATGAATTAG